ATAAGTCTTCCGGTATTGCAACGTACTTGGATTTATTCATAAGCATCAAACATCCCCATCCATACGGGCGTTGTTTCATTGCTTTCAAATGGATGTTAGCATCGGCTTTTAGTTGGTAGTTTTCAAATGCCATACCGATAATTCCAACGTGTTGCAAACTGTCATCGAATATCGATAAGAATTCAGGATTAAAATTAATGTCATCGTTGCATATTAAGATGTTATCATGCTTAGCACGCTCAACTCCGTAATTCCACGCAGGGTTAACGTAAATGTTTTCAGCCATTAAGTGCAATGCTATCTTACAATTATTCGGCAACGGTTGAGTTTCGCTCGGGTCGTTATCAATAATTATTATCTCGGCTACAAATTCGCATTCGCACAAATCGGTTAACAGTTGTGTAATGCGTGGAGATTTCCACATTGTTGGTATTATTACGCTAAACATTGTGCAAATATAGAAAATTTTTTAAATAAGTGTTACACGCATATCGAAATGTATCTAATGCATCCGCTTGTTGAGTTGGATCGTTGCGGTCTGTTTTCTTAATCGTTCCATCAGGCAACACTGCCACGTTTTCCAAATCGAATTGCAATCCCTTTGTTCCGATCGGGTCAAGTTCGACATTGCCACGCGCAAGAAGTGAGTTGACTAACATACGGTTGTCTTCTAACGATGGGTTAACGCTCGGCACTAACATTTGATTGTTGCTGAGGTTAAACTTCTGCCGAATCACAACGTAATAGTTGAGGTTGTCTTGCACTAATGCGCTTGATGACTTGCCACTTGCATCGCCAGTTACTTGGTAAAGTGCGTTACCGTACTTGCTTTTAATCACATCGCATAGTTGGTAAATGTCACTGTTGGCTAACTTAATCGTTTCCTTAATGCGTATGGTCGATGGCGGCATCACTTGCAGCACTGAGCAACATATCGGATTGCGGTTGAAGTCAAACGAAAGTATTATTGGCAGTTGTTTGTTTAATTCAACAGGCTTTAAGTGCTTAGTCGAATCGTAAGCATAGGCCCATCGGTTACCATCCATATCGAAGTTAGTCCAATCGCCACCAATAAACTGCCTCCGATAACGCTCATCCATACGTGACCACACCTTACGCTGCTCATCAGTTACGAATGCATTGTCATCGGGCATAGCAAGTTGATAGTAAAACTCCTCGCCTAATTCGCCTTTTAAATATGGTATGTGTATCTCATCTTTAATCCACGTTTGCGTTGGGTTGAATGTTGCTAATATCAAAGGTGTTGGCATCTTATCAATATACCATGAGCCAACGCGTGAGCTGCCGATGTTCCATAACTTCTTGCTTAGTTCCTCGATTTGCTCAAAGTATATTCCGTTTGTTTCAAGTCCTAAGAACGCATTTAACTCGGGGTCATGGCTTATGTTCTCGGCCATAAAAAATATCTTTGCTTTGGTTTTCGTATTCTCCACAAAGTAGTTTGACTTATCGCGTGACCATCGGTAGTGTGGCATCCCATCAATAATCTTCTCAAACGTGGGTATGATGGTCTTAACTAACTTAGGGAAGTCGGAACGGATTACATGCCACTTTGAATTCGGGTACATCGTTGCTAGTCTTAGGCAAATAGTAGCACAAATAAACGATTTACCGCCACGTATAGCACCGCCATAAAGTAGGTTGCGCTTCTCGGTTATTCCTTGCGCGGCTGCCATCGCCTGCACGTAGAATTCATATTGCTTCGGGTTGGCCTTTAAGTCAACTATCACAGTTCAATAATTAGTCCATCAGGTGTTGTTATCTTCGATGGTGGGCGGGTGTCGGTTATGGTGGTTTCGGTTTTGGTTATCTGCTCCTCTATGCCATTGTTTAAAGTATCAATAGCTTTAGCGTTGCCCATCTTTGCGTTGTTAAAAAGGCTATCTACGTACTCCTCCAAGTTGTTTGATCCCGTTAACTTTTCAATTATCTTTTGAGTCAATAACCTTTCGGCACGCCTCGCCTCCCAACCTTTACTCTTTGCTTCTGGTGTCGGTTGGTTGGTAGTTGTAAACGGTTTCCCATCAATTGCTCCTTTAAAAGGTTTTGATGGGCGTTTTTTGGGTGTTTTATCATCCGCTTTCATAGCACAAAGATAAGTATTATTTTAATAAGTTAAGTATTTCACTTTGAACTTGCTCAAACGATGTAGCAACAATGTAATTACCTCCATCGGATTCGAGTGCTGCTTTGCGTTTTAACTGCGCTTCGCCTATTCGGTCACTTGGCGATTTGACCTCGATGGCAAACAAACGGCCATTAAGAATACACTGGATGTCCTCCATTCCTTTGTTCAGCCCTGCAATGTAACCAATTCCTTTTCGATATCTGCCCTCGCTGCTAATTCTCCTTGCACTATTGCAATTGTGAACGGATTTAAGGTAAGCAATAATCAAATCAGTAAACTTATTGGTATTAAATGCATCTTTGGTTTCTTTCGGTTGCAGTATATTGTTTACAGGCAAGTCCAAGTGATTAGTCGTGAGCTCCGCTTTGCGCTTCTTAACGACTTTCTTTTTGGTTAGGTTAAATCGTTCGATTGGTAGGGTGTCATGAAAGCGCGGTTGCATTTGTGTGCGTTTCCATTCGTGGTAAAATGTTTCGAATTCGGATATGCTAAAAATCTTCATTTGGTTTTAGGTTTGTTGTAAATACTGGTGCCTCTGTAATTATTGCTTCATTAATATCTCTAAACTTTGTGTACTGCCCATCCCAACCAAGTAGAATATCATCAGTTGTTGCACCATTTCGGTGCTTTGCAATAATAAACTGCGCTTTGCCTACTGTGCTATTTCCATCATTATCCTCCATTATGCCATGATATTCAGGTCTAAATAAAAACGTAACCATATCTGCATCCTGCTCAATGCTTCCCGATTCTCTAAGGTCTGACAATATAGGTGTTTTATCGGCACGTTCCTCAACCTTTCTACTTAACTGCGATAGTGCAATAATCGGAATGTTTAACTCTTTTGCTATGGCTTTTAAACCGCGCGAAATATATCCCACTTCTTGTTCGCGGCCATTAACATTGTCAACCTTTCCAGCAGTCATTAGTTGAATGTAGTCAACAATAGCAAGTTTTATGTTATGATCGCGTTTTAGTTTTTTAAGTTTAACCTTGAATTCAAAGACCGATATTGCAGGCGTGTCATCAATAAATATTTTACTATCAACTAACCTTTGGCATTTTAAACGCTTATGTTGCACCTCAGCATCGTTTAATCCAGTACGCATAAACTTCTCTAAAGGTATTTCACTCTCGGCAGATTGCAAACGATTTATTAGCTGCATTGATGACATTTCTAAACTAAATACTGCCACTGGCTCATTAAAATCAACCGCTGCATTTCGGGCAATATTTAAAACAAATGCAGTTTTTCCCATTCCCGGTCTGGCTGCTAAAATTATTAAATCACTACTTTGCCATCCTCCCGTAATCGCATCGATATCAAAGTAACCACTTGGCACTCCACTGATTCCTTGCTTTGACCTAATTTCAATATTTCGCTTTTCAGATTCAAAGAAAAGGTCGGTAACATTGTCAAACTTTCCAACGTGAATAGTTTGCGTAACCTTATCAATCATACTTTGCCCTTTTTCAAGCATTTCAAACGCATCTACGTTATCTTGATAACTTTCCTTGATAATTCCTGCTGACATCAATATAAGTTCGCGCTGCGTATATTTTTGAAATACTATCCGCGCATTATATTCAACATTAAAATCAGCGTTGTTGCATAAGGTAGTTAAGTAGTAAGTGCCTCCAGCCTTTTCTAAATTGCTTGTCCGTTTCAATTCACTGTTAACAGTTACAACTGTGATAGGGCTTGACAATTTATAAAGCGTGTAGATTGCTTCAAGTATAACCTTGTGGCTTTCTTTATACATCATATCTGGTCTAAAAAAGTCAACAATCTCATCTATGCAGGTAGCACGTATAAGTATTGCACCTATAATTGACACTTCCAAGTCATCTGCTTGTGGAGGTAGCTTTCCCCATTCAATATTGGCATCATCATCAATGCGCACTGTTTTCTTTTTATTATTTTGCATTCTTACCTCCCCAGTTGCCTTTAGCTTTTGCGTTTTCGGTTTGTGTTTTCTTTTTTGGCATCGGCTTTAGGTATGGTAATGTGTTAATAATCTTTTGCTGCCAGTCATCAATTTGTTTTGCGTTACCATCTTTCCATCCCGCCTTAAACCAAGTATCATACTTTGCACCAATAGTTTCTTTAAGGGCTTCAAAATCGATATCTAATGTTTGACAAAAAGAAAGAAAATCCTCTCGGGCGGGCGCGGGTGTGTTTACACACACATTTTCTTTTTCATTTACATTATCATTTACATTATCATTTACATTAGGTTTGCTTTTGGTTACGTTTTGGTTACGTTTAGGTTCGGGTTTGGTTACAGTTAGGTTATCGTTTGGTTTCGGTTTGCCTCCTTTTAAACCGTTTTGATACTTTTTGTTATTGGCATCAAGTTGAGGTTTGATAAGGGTAAACACCGCTTTTGATAGCCCTTTAAGTTCGATTAGATTATCGTTTAGGCTATACTCGAAAATGGCATTGTAAATTTCGCCTTGATTAATTGGTGGCAGTTCTTTAAGTGCCTCATAGAAGCTCCGGTAAAAAATTGTTGAATCTCTCATTTGTATTGATTTGATGTGTATTTAAAGTCATCCTTAACTATTGCTTTCTGAATTGCGTGAAACTTTGAATCAGCGTTTAGGGTGTAAACTTTTCCGCTTGGGGATTTAATTAAAAATATTTTCATTGTTATAAGTATTAAAAAAGCCCTTAAAGATTTGCAAGGGGTCTCACTTCCTTGCGCCTCTATAAGGGCCAATAAGGTTATGTTTCTAAATGTGAGACCGAAACAACTTTGCAAACTTAATGAATCTTACCCAAAGTAGCAATCATTTTTTTATCATATTCCTCCAACCATTCGCGGCATTGAATAACGCGCTGAATAATCTGTTGCTCAATAGTTACATCACGCTGCACCTGATAGGCCACCCAACGCTCGTTATCCGGTAAGTCATCATAAACAACCTCGCCATCATAGTTCGCCTCCTCTGGTGTGTTCATTAGGCCATGAAAAACGATAAACGTAGGTCGCTCATACAATGCCATGTAACCGCGACCTTGCCATTCGTAGTCAGGATTTATGCCCTCAATAGCTTGTTGTTGCAATGTTTTACGTGACCATGCCGCCTTAACATCGACTATTAGGTAGTTTGTAATCACATCGCAAGTTCCAACCATCCATTCGTTGTGAACGGTTACCTCGTTTTTTTCGGCCATCCCCAAACCGATTTGCTCGGCCATAAAATCGATAAGGTCTATCTCAACAAGGTTACCTTTCATAATGTACTTTGAATGGATTTGCTCCCTATCGTTTGCATACCATTCCATTAAAAAGGTTTTGCAAGTTGCTGACAATTCGCCTTTAGTGCGTGCGTTGCTCATAATCTTACCGATTTGTGAGCAGTGAATTTTAAATAGTTTCATATTTTTCTGATATTTTACGTTTGTTTTTAATTTCTTTAAATTTTTGATAAGCATCTGAAAATGGTTGTGTTTGACCTAATCCTTTACACCAATAGTCATTTCTTAACATAACTTTACACATTCTGCGCCATGATGGAACCCAACATTTGCTTTCTAAATCTTCTGGTGCCTCATCTGGAATAACCAAATAACCTCTATCTTGCCATCCTTTTATAAACTTTATAAATCTTTCTCTATAATGCAAACTTGTTTTTTGTGGCATTGTAGATAATAAAAGATTGCAAAATGTTTGCCATGTGTGATTTTCTGGTTTGTAAATCTTATTATAACCGCTTACATTACCATTTTCTTGAACATACAAAGCGCCACTATTAACTCCATTTACCCTTGCAATTAGTTTATACCAAGTTTCTGGTTCAATAATATGATACAACCATAAACCGCGCCTTTGGTCATCTCCATAGGGTTGACATAATCTTTGTTGACTTATTTTTACACCTGCCATCATCATTTTGTCATAAACTTTATTGTGTGGCAAATCTTTGTACTTTCCATGAAACACCCAAATATCTTCAGTTCTCCAATCGTAAATAGGGTAAATATTAAATAGTTTATTTGCAACCTTTGTACTCCATTTCCAATTATTAAACATTAATCCATCCTTTCTTGAAGTGATGGCACGATAGCGGTGTAAACTTTCATCAGATCTAATTCCAATAAATGCAGCGCAATTATAACCTTTTGAATACCATTCTCCAAATATTACCATAAATTCTTCAAACTCCATTTTAGGTTGGTAGAAATCATATTGACTTAAATTTGATGCAAGTTTTGGTTTATTTCTTACCCAAACTTCTTTTTTGTCTTCATCCCAACAAACCCAACGAGGCTGGTAATTACTAACTGCATTTCTTAATAATAATTCAGCACATACCCAATGCAATTCAATATTTTCTTTATACATATCAATCATTTGTTCAATATGTAAAATTGTATCGTTGTATTGAGCCTCTAAATCAATAATTAACAAAGCTAGTTTTCTATTTCGCTTTTTTGCTTCAGCTAAAACTAAATGTGTCATTACGCTGCTATCCTTACCGCCAGAAAAAGAAATGTATATTTTTTCAAAGTTGTCAAATACCAATGAAATTCGCTCTTTGCTTGCTTCTAAAACTGTTTTATTGTTATAAATTTTTGTTGCCATAATTAATAAATATTAACTTGTCTACCAATTGATAATGCTTCATTCATTGTAATTGGCTCGCGATTATATTTAATTCTCCATTTATTTAAATATTCCAATGCTATTTCATTAGCTTTATTTTGTTGGTCATTATTTAATAAATTCCAACCCGCAGAATATTTAGATGGCACACCAGTTGAAATGCAAACTGCTGCTTGTCCTAACCATGCTATTCTATTCATTGCTTTATTAGTTAAATAATGCTCACATGAATTAATCCATTTATTAATAACATTTTCTAAAGCATTTGAAAATAAAATATCGTTAGATAAAATCCTTAAATATTCATGTTCGCATGATCCTTGTGTCATTCCTTCTTTTTTCGAAGCATAAAATCCAGCTTTATGGCATTCCCAATTTTCATAAGTGTGAAATATCCTTTCAGGGTCACTTGTGTTTGTGGTGCGATAATGTTCTACTTCATCTTCATTTAATTCATCAGTTAACACTTCATAATTTGCAATTGAATCTGAAGCCTCCCATGATTTACTAAAATCATCATCCTTAAAAATATTTTGCAAACCAGTTATTTGGCAAAGCCTTAATATTTCTTCTTGATCCATTCCTAACTCTTTTGCAATACGTTCATTTTTCCAATTTCTGTTTTTTAGTTCCAAAATAATTTCACTCATTGCATCAACTTGATGTTTACCTCTTGCTCTATTATGTCTAATTGTTGAGGCAATTCTATCATTTTTACTTGATTGCTCTTTGCGAATAATAACAGTAGGAGTATATCCCATTACACGTTGGCGAACAACTTTTGACTCCTTGCTAACCCTTGTTCTATGAAATCCATCTACAACCTCAATTTTGCCATTATTTGGATAAGTAACTACTGGTTGTGTATATCCATCATTCATAATAGAAACTTCAAGCAATTCCATTTCTGGAGGTGCAACTTTATTTGGATTATAATCATTAGCTATTACGCTTTCAGCTAATACCCATTTTACATAATCAACTGGCTCATTTTTAAATGGGGAGTTTAAATGTATAAACTCCCGCAGTTCGTTAATAAAATCAATTTGTTGTTCTAATTGATATGCATTTAGTTCTTGTTGAATTAATTGTTTTATCTTATCCATTTGTCAATTGTTTTTCTACCTCGTTAGTAACATTATACTTCTTTTTAATCGCCTCAATCGTAACCGATCCCGCAGCAATGGCCGCTTTGGCCTTTTCGATTGCTTCTCCTTGCAATGTCGGTTTAACCACTGGCTTCGTTGACACTCGCACCGCATCATGCATTTCTCCGAATGCTTTAACTTTTTCGGTTGTTAGCACTATCTGTTTGTTTGTCCAATCTTCAATAAATGGGCTACCTAATAGCTTCGAAATGCGCTTTAGGTTGGTAGCGTTAGCGACCATCGGTTTGCATTCGGCAAAGTGCACAATGCAGCATTCGGATTCGCCACCTTTCCCATCGTGGACTTTCTCTTTGTCCACTTTGGTAATAGTAACGGTTTTATCTGCATCAGTTAAATCCCAACCACCGATGTAATTTGGGTTGCGTAATTTTTTAAAATGTGTTTTTTGTTCCATGTTAGTTATGTATTATTAATGATTAAAAGGGTAAATCTGAATCTGTTTTGGATGCGCTCGGCTTTGAATAGCTTGCTTGCGGGTCTTCTGTTTGGGTAAACGGGTTAGCATCTATTTTCCAACAAGCAATCGTATTGAAAACCTTTACCTCGCCTTGTGGACTGGTCCACTCACGACCTCTGATGTTAATGTAAGCCTCGATGTCTTGACCGACTTTGAGGTCATCCGCTAATGAGCAAGACTTTTGCTGCAATTCGATTGATACTATTTGCGGGTACTGGTCTGTGGTGGTTAAGATTAGTTCCCTCTTTGAGAACTTTCCATCGCTTACTGTTTGCGTTGCGCCTATGCGCTTAATTGTGCCTTTGATTGTCATTTTGTTTATTGTTTAATTGTGTTTGTGTAAAAATTCGGTTAATACCATTGATAAGAATGAGGTGTGAGAGACGTAATTGTTGCCTCCTAATTGAATTTCGTGCTTGTCATTAGATACTGCAAGGTCACATAGTTGCATAGTCCAGAATGCATCTG